ACATACAATAAAGCACCATTCAATGGTGCTTTATTAAGGTTATGATTTAATATTGAAGGACGGCCAAGTCAAATTTAATCGTCAATGCAATATCTGCACTTTCCATATTGTCATAAGCTAGTTCTCCAAAGTTAGCTTCTTTGATGAAAGCACCTTTGATGTCCCAAAGCTCGACAACAGCACCAAACGGATCAAGCATCTTAAGTTGAATATCTCGTTTGTAAAAATCAGCATAACCTGCACGCTGAGTGACATGTTCGTGAGCTAATCGAATCCATTCCATAACCTGTTGTGCACCAGATGGTGCAATCGCGTCATGGAGAGACACACTTAGTTCTCCGAATGTGTATTTGCTCGCAAGATAGCGAGTTGCATTAATGTAGTTTATTGTAAACTCTTCTGTGCTAAATGTCGGTCTTGCCGTATCCTTTAATAGGAATGCGTCAATACCTTCAATCGCTAATAACCAACGAAACTTTCGCTTCGGTTCAAAGGTATTAGCAAGCATATCTTGGACTTCAAGGACTTCTGGCATAATAAATTCTCCTTACTTACTAACTAAATAGATCATTTAGTTAATTTTATACTGTAACTCCGTTATTTGTAACAACGAAATCAAGTTGAATGAACTCGGCTGTTCTCGTTGGTTGGATAAAGATTACTCCACGAATTGTGTTGTTATCAATATCGGCTTGTGTGGTTGTGCTTGTATCGATTCTTACACGATACCTCTCAACACCCTGTTGCTCCTGTACTCTTTGCAACAATGGGTTGACCCGAGAAGAGAATCTATTAAGAGTATCCTCTCTATTTGGTTCGAATAGGAAGTTTCTACCAATTCGCTTAACTCTTCTACGAAGTTCAAGAAGAAGTCTACGAACATTTACTCGATCAAGTGCAGACTGAGCTGCAAGCAATGTCTTTTGACCCCAAACTGTAACCCCAGGACCACCAGGGAATGCTAAGATTGGGTTGATGTCTGCCTCATACAGATTATCAATATTGTTTTCATTTAGAGAAACAGCTGTCTGAACAACATGACCCATTACTCCACGAGTAAATCCTGCTGGTGCAAACCATGGGAATGATACAGCATCATTTAGAGCAAACGCCCCAATAACACCAACAGAAGGTGGTACACGAACATTCGTGCTTGTTGCCTGATCTTGAATGATCAAGTCTGGGAAGTATGCTGCTGCAAAACTTGAGTCTAATGCTCTTGCTGCAAAACTATTTACAGTGTTTTGTACATTGACATCTTGAAGAGATGATGTAACAACTGTATTGACAGTATCTCTCTCTTCAAGATCCATGATGTATATAGCGTCAAACCTATTTTCAACAACGACTATGGCTGCATCTGTGATGACTGAGTGTCTAATGCCAGGAATCGCTAATACATTTACGTCAACCTCTGAGGTGAGACCCATGATGTCTAGACCAGCTCTAACTGAACGAACAGTAGGACCTTCATCTTGGCCACGAGCTGTGAAGTTCATTTCTTCAACAATCGCCCTATTGCTTAGGTCCGCCTCATTTCTATTGAATATGTTGACACCATCAAATCCTCCCTGAAGAGGAAGTGTGAACTTAGCCAATGATCGAACACCTAATAGTGAAAGATCTGTATCTAAGTTGAATCCACGAGTCTTATTTGTTGGGTTAGCAACAATGTTTCCAGTTCTAACATAAGACCAGTCTGTAATTGTTTTCAAGTCAGCTTTCCCAGTAGATGATGTAACAACCTGAATGTTTTCAAGACTGAAAATATTGTTATTGAATACGTCAGCATCAAGTTTTCCTAGAGCTGAAGAGAACGCTGTTCCTTCATTATCTCCGACAGAGAAGTTTTGATGAGATGTCATAAAGTCAGGGAAGTATTTTGAAAAACTTCTTACTGTTTTTTCAGGAGTCAAGCTTTTGTTGTACTCAACTGTTGATATTTGTTGTTCGAATTGAACGCCCCAATAAAGGTTCTTATTAGCAACCTTTTTAGGAACAACTCCAATAGCCAAGTTCTGCCTAAATGGCATTGGTGGCTCAACTACTCTTTTAAGAATATCGGAATTTGAAAGAGTTGTAAGTGGACCTGTACCAGAAGTTACAAGGTGGAACTTTCCACGAAAACCAGCTGGCATCGCAGTTTCTTCAATGTCTCCATTAAGAACTTCGTTTGTAACTTCTACTCTAATTCTACCAGAAACATTTGGATAGTTTCCTTCAACAACAATCTTCTGTGAAGCAGTTGCTCTATCAAATTCAAAGAAAGTATTCTGATCACCAATCGCTTTAGCAATGAATCTTTCATCACTTGGATTTAAGGATAGTCCTCTGTATGATTCCAAGACAGACTTGTTGTCATCGTTATCATTTATATCACGAACGATTAGGTCAAATGTACCAAACTTATCTTGTTCTGATTGTGACGGAGAAATGTTCTCAATCGACAACTTGAACTTTTGTGCATCTCCAGCACCATCAGAGAATCCAAGAATACGGAACAAGTTCTTTGGTGAACCACCGAATCTTTGAGATATAACATACGTGCTTTTTGGCTCACTATATCTATCTTCAAAGTTCTCGTAGTTTGGAGCTATTGGAGAACCTAGATTTCTAGCCTGTGAACCAGTAGTAATGAATGCACATTCTTGAATGCTATTATTTTCAACTGTAACGATATTCGTACCAGTAACTACAGCAAGCGCTGGGCTTATGTCATAGTGAGTGTACAGAAGGTATCCAGCATCTTGTAACTTGAATGGATCCGCATTAAAGATGTTTCCAAAATAATTTGGAGCAGTTGGATCAAATGATGCTGTCAAAACATTTGGGTAAGATGCATCGGAGCCCTTGTGTCCATTAAGGAGAAGGGTAAATTCTTGTTTTGATGTTCCGTTTGAAAGTAGTGTTACGGAGCCGGTAAGGCCACCTTGAAGATGATCTGCTCCTGTTATACCAGCCAATGTGGAAGACGGGGCGTCACTACCAGAAATACTTGATGACATCAACGGAATAACACCAGAAGCTGCTAGGATGACTCCACGAAGTATCGGATGGGCTCCAGGACCAGATTGAATACTAGCGTCAGAAAACACTGTTGAACCAGCTGACTGACTCATAAAGCATCCTAAGAAATATGTTCTACCAGGGTCTCCTGAAACTACAGCATTTGAATTGTGGCCAAAGTTACCATTACTTAATGGTTGCTGCTCGCCAACAACAAATCCTGCTGACTCAACAGTTCCAAGATTGTTTCCAGTTAATGTTCTTCTTTCTCCTTTACCAACGCCTAATACGCGTAAGTAAGTTAGTGCGGTGGCATTGGTTAGCCACTCATTACCTGCCATAATACCAAACTTTTCACCATCAGATGGTCCGAATAGTACTTCAAAGTTTTGAAGGTTTCCAACTGTTATAGGAACAAATGCTGGTCCACGAGTAGCTGTACCAATGATTCCGGCTGGTGTGCCTGTTGGACCTGTTGTTGTAGGTCCGCTAAGATCGATTTCTGTTAGGCTTACACCTGCGCTTTTGAATGTTAATGCTGTCATTGGAGTCTCCTAATATTCCTATGATAAATAGATAGCTTGGGAAAAAATACTTTTACTAAGTATCAAAGCTTACACCAGCATTTGTTACTACGAAGTCTACCGCAATAATCTCAACAGTCTTGGTTGGAACGACAACGACACGTCCAATCATTCTGTTCTGCTCCTCATCTTTTAGTGAGTTATTACGCTCATCCATGATGACATCGAACCTTTCAATACCTGACTGTGCTTGGATTAGACCAAGTTGCGGAACAACTTTGCTTACAAATCTTCCACGTGTAGTTGTATTGACTTGCTCGAAAACAAGACCTTTTGCGATATTTGATTTCCAAAAGAAGTCTGCGAACATTTACTCGATCGAGAGCACTTCTAGCTTGTTGCAAGTTCTTCTGTCCAAAGATTACAAATCCCTCATTAGGAAAGTTTGCAATAGGATTGATTCTTGCTTCATACAAGGTGTCTCTATCTGGTGTTGACAATCTAACTTCAGTATTTGATACGAATCGCAATGATCCTCTATTGAATCCTGCTGGTGCAAACCATGGGAATCCAACTCTATCATTGAATCCTAGGGCAGCTAAAGCAGCAACACTTGAAGGAACCTTTACTCTTCTATTGTTTACATCATCTTGAATAGTAATGTCTGGGAAGTATGTGGCAACATAGTTGTTGTCAATAGCTCTTGAATCAAATTTCTCTGAAGTTTTACGAACATCAGGACGCTCAGCACTATCTGAAAATAAGCGATTACCTGAATCATCGTAGCCAGGAATGTCCATAACGTACATTGCTAACTGATATTTTTTTGTTTCTATTGATACGAAATCTGTAATGAATGAATCTTTGATTCCAGGTAGCGCCAACAAGTTAATTGATGGGATTCCTGATCCATTTGAAGAGATCGTTAATGGATCGGTCATGATCCTTGCAGCTGTTCTATATGAGAATACTGCATTGTTTTCCTTACCTTCACCAGCTGGGTTTACTGCCAATCCTGGTGACAAGTAACCTTCTTCAGCTCCACCACCAACATCAGATGAGGAAGCCTTATCATTCATTCTTGAAGCATTTGTATCAAGAATGTTTAGACCATCAAATCCGCCATGCATAATGTTGGTAAACTTAGTGTAAATTTGAAATCTATTGAAGTCTACAGAAGACGTTAGGTTTACCAATGTTCCCAACGTTATTCGTGATGACAATACACCATCAGAAACCTTGTACTCAGTTGAGTCTGGGTTACCATTACGAATATAAGCAGCTTCTCTCATGTGCTCTTCAACAGTTCCTGTTAGTTCAGTTACGGAACCGTTGCTGAATGCAACACGTGCCAATGTGAACTTGTGACCATTGAATGAGTCAGAGTTGGATCCAGTAACTAGGACATCTAGTTTGGACAATCCTTGCATTTTGCTATAAGCTGTTGCAAGAGCACTCTTTTCTTTGGTTACATTTGAGTTGAGAGGAAGTTTATTTCTTTCTAGTTTTGAACCCCAGTAAAGTCGACCATCTGTCTCTTCAGAAACACCAGGATTTCCTGCGAATCCTGTTGATGAAATCTCTCCACGAGTAACTTTGAAACGATAAGGAAGCGGTGGAACAATTGAACCACTAAGGCCATCAACACTACCAGATCCATTCAACCTAATGTTGGCTTGGGCTAGAGCATTATCTGTAAGTGTGTCGTTTGTCTTTAGAGCTTCAATTCCTCTGAATCCAAATGGAAGGGATCTTGGTGGAACAAGTCTGCGATCTACAGATTCTTGAACAACAACTCTAATGTAAGATGATCTGTTAGGATATCTTCCCTCATCCACAAGACGACGTTCGTCTTCGGAATCAGCATCAAACATGTAGTTTACTTTTCTATCTCCAACCTTGGCAGAGATATAGTCATCGCTTCTAGGATCTAATGTGCATCCTGGAAACCTTTCAAGGATTTGAGGATCTTGATCTGTGTCGTCCCACGCTCGTACTCTTACCTCAAATACACCATAAGGGTTTGCTGGATCTGTGCTTGCACGAAGATTTGCAATAGAAATCTTTACTTTAGTATTTGGGTATGCGCCGTCATCTAGAGCTTCAAAATGAAACAAGTCATATTCAGCTGCGCCGAATGGTTGAGAAATAAACTTTGTAGTTTTAGATACGGAATATCTTGTGTCAAATCTACCAAAAGCATTTCTGAAAAGCATGCTAGTATCACCAGATGTTGATGACGTATTTGTGGAACCTGAAAGAATACCAATTGAGTTTGCATCAGAGGATACCGTTGCAATCTCATCATCAACAGCATAGTCCAGATATAGAAGATGATTAAGTGTTCCAAATCTGTCTGGGTTCTTATTTAAAATCTTTCCAATGTAGTTTGAACTTTCTGGATTCATTGACGCTGTGAACACGGTTGTTCCAACATCAGCATTGATGACTATCTTAAAGTTGTTTGAACTATCTAGTGAGGCAACATCATTGATTGTGGTATAGTCAGAAGGCTCAGCTTCATCACCATCTAGAATCATGACTCTTGAGCCACTTGTGCTAAATAACGCTGCTCTGACGATATATGCATCGTCTGATGTAGTCGTAGACGTAAAGCTATCGTTGTCAGTAAATACTGGCATTCCAATAGTTTCATTAGCTTGAATTTCATGTTTAGCTACAAGGAACTGAACAGCTCCAACATGTCGACCATCAGATGGTACAGATGTTCCTTCAATAACAAAACCGGCACTATTGACTTGTCCAGTCAATCTTGTAGTTTCAATGTGGTCGGTTGTATCATTTGCGCCTGCGCCCAATACTCGCATAAATGTAGCAGCAGTCTTGTTGTCAAGAAACTTCTGTAATGCGTAAGTTGCGGGATGATTTGGGTTCAAAGTTCCAAATCTTGTTTCAAAGTCTGGGAATGATCCCAAAGTTACTGGGACGAAAGCTGGACCCCTTTCTGCTGTGCCAACAATACCTGCTGGTGTCCCAACTGGTCCTTCTTGTCGAGCAGTAAGATCAATCTCTCTTCCAACGAATACTGGTGATAAAAATGTTTGCTCAGCCATTGCTTGCTCCTAACCCAAAAGAGAGGGGTTTTACACTAATAATAAGTAGTTCGCCCACACTCAAAACAACGCCGTTATTAAGACCTAGATAAATCATGGAATTTCAATATCTAGGAGTCTTCTGGCGCTTATTGTTGTTTCTCCAGCTCTAGCATTTCTTCGTTTTACGCGTACAAATACTTCCTCATCTTCGCCTGAGAAAGGATCGGATATAACTTCTCTTTTGAGTATGTCATCTAGCCTTTTTATAGGCATTCCTTCCTTATCTAGGTTCTCTATGTTGTCTAATATAAAATCATCAGGATTACCAGAACGTGCATTTGTATCGGGTTTTGTTTCAAACAAACCATCTACTATTCCGAATGATATTTGTGGAGATGAGAGATATCTTCTAAATGGAACCATATCTCCTCCATTTTTATTAGCTAGCATATATGCTGGGACCTTGACATTGAACACGTATTTATGAACACGTTCATCATCAGTAAAATCTTCAGAATTATCTTGAGACTCAATATCGTCTTCAAAATATGCAACAAACCAATAGCCCTTATCTGTTTCTAATCGATAAGTTTTTCCTTGACCATCGTAGTTTGTCATAATCTTTTCTAATATTTGTAGCATTTGTTCCTGATAAGAAGACCAAATAACCACTTCATAACTAGCCGTAAACCTTATTGGGAATGGGATAGTTATTATTTCATATATTGTATTGTTTAAATCTATACTAAGCCTGTCGTCACCTGATCCATTGTACTTGTCTCTTCTTGAAGCAACAGTATTTGGAAGATTTCCACTTTCAAGGCTAGGGTTCAAGAAGTTACTAACAGAAGCAACATTGTCTTGATTTTTCAACCCTTTTTTATTTAATAGATTTTTATATTGAGGATCTTTTTTAGAAATTCTTTTCTTTATAACATAGTCACCAGTATCCTGGCCTATAGCAGATCCCATATTTTCTTTAGCTTGATTTAGAGCTGTTCTTCTAATCGAAATAATAGGTAAAATTAATGCACCATTCTTATCTCTAATTGGATTTCTTCTCTCTCTCAATGCGAACCTTTCTCCTGTTGCATAAACAACTGGAACTTTTTTATCGTATTTTTCGGAACTTTCGTCATCTAAAGAAAGAACATATATTTGATTATCTCTATCAAACAAATTAAACATAGCTCCATCAACATCAGCGATTCCTACTGATGGAATGTGGAAATCCGTTGGGATATTGCTACCCTCATACCCAGAAGGAATTCGGTGGCCTGATGGCTTATTAGATTGTCCTTTCTGAGTCGACATAAGTATAACTATCTATTATGAGTCGCCTTCTCCATAAAAACCATTTCCAACTTTTCCAGTTGTTCCTCTTTTAGAGACCTCAGCAGGCTCAGATGGTAAAGGAGCATCCAATACACCCTTCTTAACTAAATCACGAGTATCCCCTGTCGGTCCTTCCTGATTGTTCTCAAAGCCTCTCTGTTGAACAAACGTTTCTTGTATACCTTCATCATTTGCAACAGCTTCCGATGTTGGACCCAAAGGCTCAGATGAGAATACGTCCTTTCTTGTTTGAATTCCTACAACCAAAATTCCACTATCATACTCAACTTGTCCATAAATCTTTTTGTAATTTTCGACGCTTGTTATTTCAAAAAATTGTGAACCATAAGAAAAGAAGGAACCATCTTTTATCTGTATTTCTTTCTGAGTAAGATCTCTTGACTGAATGTAAACATTGATCTTTGCCTTATAGTCTTGCCCAAACCTAGAAGTACTAACCTCTGGTGGTTGCCAATCAACTATGCAGCTAATTTCTATAGGTTTTTCGAAAACCTTTTTCATAGATTCTTCGTAAACAGGATGCACTTTTGTCTTATCAAAAGATATCTCATAATAGTAAATCTTTTGTCCAACTATGTCTTTAGTGATCTCTTTAGCAGTATCATTAAAGAAGTCCATCTCTCGCGGACCTATGAAAAGTCTAGGCATATAACTTAATTATGATAGATAAATACAATCTATTTAATTAGCCAGGAATAATAAACTTTCCTGACGGCATAGGGATCCCACGTAGCTGTCTCATTATATTTTCTGACTTGTTAGCCTGCTGCTCAACTAAGTTGTAATATAAGAAGTTCTCAAGTTGATCTCTCAATTGAGTAATCAACCTTTCCTTGTCTTCATAACCTCTCGTCAAAAGATCATCATAATTCAATTGAACATCAGAGTTTGGAACAGGTATATTTCTTACCTTACCTCTGATGAAACCTAAAGAAATCATACATAAAGCTAGTGTGTAATCTCTCACCCACTGTTGACCGACAGCATTTATTGTACTGTAGTCGATATTTCCATACGGAATATTTGAAAGACCAGAAATTCCATTGACCGTATCATCCTGACCAGAACCCAAAGCATTAGTATTAAAGTTATATGGATCTCCAGCATAAGCGACTCGAATAAATAGCTTTCTGGGATTGTCCCTGTTCGCAGTTGGGACAGGGTAGATTCTAAGCATTTGTCCAACAATACGATAACTGTAATTTGAGCGCCTTACCCTTTCAGAAAGTTGCAACTGTCCCTGTCTAAGAATATCTTCAAAAACAGGAAGCATGTAGAAAATTGTTTCAGGCGTGAACGATTCAAAATTGAACTCATTATTCAAAAAGTTAATTGCTGATGTCGAATCAAAAAATCTAAAAGCAATAGATGGTGAAAAATGAAAAACTTCCGTTACCCTCATTCTGCCAACACTTCCAGATGGAGCCAAATCAAACAATGGCGTTCCATTTCCGTCTTTAAGTTCGGTCCTAAGATTATAGTCTTGGCGACCCCTTTCAAGTGAGATGGATCCAGATGCCTGATCTTGATATCCACTATATGAGGCCTCCATTGCATATGGTTCGGCTTGACGAAGTAGAAATTCTAATGTTTCTCTGGGGTATAGGTTTTGTATGTCTGAACCAGTTGGCTGACCTAATACATTTGGAATATTTGATTTAGCATCAAACTCATTGATGATCGCGCCCCAGGCTAATACGGCCTGCTCAAAGGCTGTCCATATAGTCTTACTTGGAAGCTCTACAGATAAAACATCTCCACCCAAGGTCCTCTTTACAAACAGGACCATACTATCTGCTTCAGACTGAAATGTTGTGTCTGAATCAAATATTCCAAATGGTGTTGGGTTGAGTACATCTAGAAATGCCATTACCATAGTAAATATGGAAAGAACATTTAAAAGTGGATAAATAGCACTCTAGACTTTACTCCATAGATCACGCCTAAACCATTTCGCCACTTCTTTATAGAATATTTTCGAAGCCTGATCTATATTCAATCCTTCACTAAAGTCTACACTTCCATCAGCTTTGATAGTAATTCCCTCACCAGATTCTGTGGTTATTACAATGTTTTTTTCAATATTGTTTGTAATAATTTTGTTCTCAATTCTAGTTGGTGTAGTTCCCGTATCTAAACTCAAGTCCTCGTAAACGGATTCAGAATTTAGGTCCAATATAGAATAGTGGATATCAACCATGTTATCGCTACCAAATTTAGCTCGTACTGAAGTCCTGTAATCTATTGGAAAACCATCATCACTCAATCTACATTTTATTTTATGAAATTCAGACTCTAATTCAGACAATATGGATGATCTAGAAGACTTATTAGAAATCTCTTTAATCTTCTTATTCAATCCTGTGACTATTGTATCTCTAATAGTTTTTGCATCACTTTCCCATTCTTGAGTTGATTTAGAAAGGTACGGCTCTGGAACCCTTATTGCTGAAAATAGCTTTTTTCGAAAATAAGCGATATCAATTGATTCTGTACCAGAACCATCACAAATTTTGCAGTCAACTTTAGAAGTCAATAGATTGTGACTTCCAGCACCCTTACATTCTATACATTTTTTCATAACATTATCACTCTCTAATTTGGAAACCTAGCTAAAAAATCGGTCCTAATTTGCTCTATGGGCAAATACCTAGTTCTCTCATAAAACCAAAAACTCTCACTGTTTGCAAACGGGTGTCGACTGCCATCACTTTTCTTTCTTCCAAGACGACTTACATGATATGGTAAACAAATTCTATGTTTTTCAACCATTTCTCTAAAGAAAGATTTTTTATTTTTTGAATTAGGTGTAGAACTAACTATAAGCTTACCATTGCCCACTAAACATGGAGAGAGACAAGATATTGCTTTTGATAAGTTAGACATAAAATCTGCTTCTTCGACAATAATTAAGTCAAATCTTTCCCCGTGGACCAGAGTTTCAGATGAAACAGCTTTTATTTTGCCACCTCCAACAAACATTATTTCACCAGGCCAACCACCTCTTGATGTAGTTAAAGTGTTTGTGCTATCACAAGAAAGAAAACATTTTTTTATAAACAATTCTCCATAATCATGACTAGTTGTAACATATAGTACACTTTTTCCTGACTTGGCAATCCAACTTGCATAAAAAGAAAGAAGAGTTGTTACTCCAATCATTCTAGCTTTTACTACAAAACTTGGTCTTGACTGATTCTCAAAGTCATATATAAGCTTTTTATGATAATCTTCAATTGTTACTTTTACTTTTGATTTCTTACTGCGAACCATCCCAGACTTAAAGTAGTCAATAAAATATTTCGAGCTTATATCTTGAACAATGCTGTCGAGCCTCATAAAGATATAATACCAAATTTGAAAAGATACGTTCGTTTGCCCTGCGCGTTTCCTAAAACGCTATAAAAATATAATATAGAAGGCTACAGTATCATTATAAGCTCGACCAGAACACTTCATCATCTTCATTTACCATTTTGACACCATCTAATGACAGAGTATCAAATGGAATCTTTTTACTTGGTACTTCTTGAGCCTTATCTCCACCATATAAAGATATGTGAGCCTTGTAGTCTGGGAAGTCTGAAGGTGGAATTCCATGCTTCTGTATACCATTGTCAATTTTGGAAAAAAGAGAGTTTAATTCTTTACTATCAAGCAAAATTACAATGGAATCTCCCAATGCCTCCAACTTTGTTGCTTTGGCAGAAATTGACTTAGACTCTAATGAGTTTACAAATGGCAGTATGTCTTCTAGCTTCCTGTCTCCCTTCCAATACCTTATTGTACAATGCAACTCTTCTGGTGGGATAACTCGAACATCTGATGGTATATCTAGTGTATTTCTAAATTTTACGATTTGTTTTATTGCATCATCTGTTGGGTAGATCGCAATCATAGTAGAGAGCTGATCCGTTTCAATCTTCT